CGAGTTTAAAGGTAACGTAGCAACTGACTATGGCACATATAATGAGCCACTTGCATTAGCTGATTACCAGTTAAAGCACAATAAAAAGGTTGAGCTAACAGGTTTCCACAATTATGAGGATTGGCTTGGTGCATCACCAGATGGCTTGATTAATGATGATGGCTTAATTGAAGTTAAGTGTCCGTATGGTCAGCGTGATAAAAACCCACCGGAATTTAAGAGCATAGATTATCAAACGCATTATTGGATGCAAATACAAATCCAATTGCTAGTAACTGGCAGGGAATGGTGTCATTTCTACCAATGGTCAGCGCATGGGGAAATGCTTGAAACAGTATGGGCAAACCCACTAGCTATTGATAAGTTCCTGCCAGAACTACGAGCATTTTATGAAGAATATCTTATAGAGCGTGAACAACCAAACTGTATGAAGTATCTTGAAGAGAAACGCCAACAGGTAAGATGTGAAGGACAAGTTGATCGTTATCTAATGATAGCAGAGCAGATAAAAGAGCTTGAAGCAGAAAAGAAACGATTGCTGGATGAAATAGTTAAATTAGCAGATGGCAAGGACAGCGAGATCAATGGTCATAAATTAACTAAAGTAATTAGAGCTGGATCTATATCTTATGCCAAAGCTGTTAAAGATTTAATGCCTGATGTTGATCTTACTGAATACACTGGTGAACCAAGTAGTTATTGGCTTTTAAAATGAAAGTTCTTATTGCTTGTGAATACTCTGGGAGAGTTAGAGATTCTTTTACTAAACTTGGACATGCCCATACCAACAACAAGCGCATGATGCTGCTATAAAGTAAAAAGCAATTCTATTTAATGTTTATTATTCATGTATAATGTACCTGTATTCATAATTTTTAATATAGGTATATTTAACATCATGGGAAAACCAAAAATAGATTTAACTGGTCAAATATTTGAAAGATTAACTGTTGTATCAATATGCGTTAATAAAAATCCATACGATAGCAGGACAGGTCTTTTTTGGAATTGTATATGCAGTTGTGGAAAAGATTTTATAGCTTATGGAGTTAGTTTAAGAAAAGGAAAAACAGAATCATGTGGTTGCTTATGGAATGAAAGAAAATCCAAAGGAATGGCATTAATGAGATTAAAAAAATCAGGCACAATAGAAGAAAGATTTTTATCAAGATTTAAAATAAATAAAATTACTGGTTGTTGGGATTGGACAGCACAAAGAGATAAAGATGGTTATGGATTTTTACCAAGATTAAATGGATCAACAAGAGCGCATAAGTTTTCATATAAATATCATTATGGAGTTAATCCACATAAATTATTTGTCTTTCATAAATGTGATAATCCTGGTTGCGTAAATCCAGATCATTTATTTTTAGTAACTTGCCAAGAAAACATTACAGACATGCTTAATAAAAAAAGAGATGCAATGATTGGCTCAAGGAATAATAAAGCAAAGTTAAGCAAAGATGATGCTAAATTTATTTTAAATAGTTGTTCTTCTACTACTCAGTTAATGGAAAAATTTAATGTTTCAAAAACAACAATAAATAGATTAAGAAGTGGAGAAACATGGAAACATATACAAAAACAAAATTAAGAGATTACCAAAATCAAGCCGTACATGATGCTTTTGAGCATATAAAAATATCAACTGAACCTTGTTTGATTGAAGCATTTACGGCAGCAGGAAAGTCATTAATAGTTGCAGAACTTGCTAAAAAAATACATGAGTTTAGCGGTAAAAAAGTTTTATGTTTGCAACCATCAAAAGAACTATGTCAACAGAACATAGAAAAATACTTAGCAACTGGAAATCAATGCTCAATATTTAGCGCATCACTTGGAACTAAATGTATAAAACATAATGTGGTATATGGAACGCCAAAAACAGTAGCTAATAAAATACATCGTTTTGGCAATCAATTTGGCGCAATTATACTTGATGAAGCGCATGAGTCATTAACACCAACCATATTTAATATTATTGATTCTATAAAAAAACATAATCCTAATTTAAGAGTTATTGGATTAACCAGCACTCCTTTTAAATTAGGTCTTGGATATATTTATAAGATTGATTTAAACGACAAGCCAATACATGAAGATATTGCAAAAAACCCTTATTTTTATAAACTTGTTTGTCAAATATCAGGCAGATATTTATTGGAGCATGGATACATCACAAAACCTGTAATTGGCGCAATAAACTCATGCTCTTATGATACTTCAAAATTAAAGCTTAATAGCTTTGGTAGGTTTGACGAAAAAACAATTGATGCCGCTTTTGTTGGACATGGCAGAGAAACATCGTTAATTGTGTCAGATGTTGTAAACCAATCTGTAAACAGAAGTAGCATCATGTTATTTGGAGCAACAATTAGGCATTGTGAAGAAATACTTGCATCATTACCGCCAATCATATCTGCCATGATTACAGGCAAAACAAACAAAAAAGAGCGTGAGCAAATAATTTTAGATTTTAAAGCACAAAACATTAAATATTTAGTTTCTGTGGATACGCTGACAACTGGTTTTGATTGTACATCTGTAGATGTTATAGCCTTACTAAGAAAAACGGAGTCTAGTGCGCTTCTTGGGCAAATTATAGGTAGATCAGTAAGAATACATGAAGGCAAAAAAGATTCTTTGATTTTAGATTATGCTCAAAACATTGATATGCACTTTCCAGATGGTGATTTGTTTAATCCAGAGATTAAATCTGTTTTTAAATCTGAAGGGGAATTGTCGCCAATTATTTCTGAATGTCCTGAATGTAAATGCACAAATGAATTTTCTGCTAAAAAAAATGATGAAAAATTTAATATAAACAAACATGGTTATTTTATAGATTTAGAAGGCAATGAAATAGAAACAGAATACGGAGCTATGCCAGGTCATTGGGGAAGAAGATGCCAAGGCTACACGCTTATAAAAGGAAAGTATAGTCAATGTGTTTATCGTTATACACATAAACTGTGCGAGGTATGCGAATCTGAGAACGATATAACAGCAAGATACTGCTCATGTTGTAAACACGAATTGATAAACCCAAATGATCGTTTAGTAGCAGATTTTCAAGCCCGTAAAAAAGACCCTCATAATATGCAAACTGATAAAGTAGTTGATATGAAAGTGCGACCAACTATTAGTAAAGCTGGTAATGAATGTTTAAAAGTAGATTTTATAACTGAATACCGTTCTTTTCCAATATGGTTTACCAAGAAAATAACAGCTCCATATAATGAGTTTATGGCGAAAACTATTGGTGGCAACATAAAACCAAATACTATTACCTACAAAAAGAAAGGTGAGTTTTTTACAATTTATGGATATAACAAGGTAGCTGATGAAATTCCATCCTGACATACCAGTTTATGGTGATATAACATTTCGAGGTGACTGCCCATCTGAATCATTAGAGGCAGTTACTTTTTTCGCCAAGTTAAGACGTGAACATCCAGACACTTATGGATTAATTGCAACTCATATCAGAAATGAAAGTTTGCGAACTTTTCATCAAGCCGCTAGACAAAAAAGTGAGGGAATGACAAAAGGTGCGCCTGACATTATTATTCCGGCAAGCGTTGCGTTCATCTGTGAACTAAAACGTCAGAATCATACAAGGTCAAAATGGCAAGATGGACAACAAGAATACCTCTTGGAAGCCCAGAAACAAGGGGCTTTTGTCTGTGTTGCATTAGGTTATGTTGGAGCTTATGAAGCTTTTAATTGCTGGATTGAAAAAAAATTTTTGCTTATGATAAATAAATAATTAAGATAACCCAACTTAACAAGAAATACAAAGGGGGAATAAAATGTACGAAAAAACTGGAGAACTAAATCTTTGGGAAGTTTATAGGGCAGCTAAAACTAATTTGGCTGCAATGGTTGAAATATTGCAAAATGAAAACTCCAACAGCTTAGAGTTGCATGAGCGCTTATCTCACATTTGAGGCTATAAAATGAAAGATCAAAAAAACAAACCACCCCATCGCTTTACAAGACATCAAGAAATACAAATTTGGTGCATCATAGCAATCGCCATATTAATTGCTGTTACAAATGTAGCATTTGCCAAAACAACACCAACGACCAAACATTGCCTACAACTAGGCAAACAATATCGCCATGCAGTACGCACACATAGTCCAGCTAGACACCGCCTTGTAGAAAGGCTGTGGGTGGAGTGTGGGAAATAAACAATTTAAGGCAGTGTAACCGCACTCTTTGTATGAAAAAGCATGGACGCAGTTAGGCTACGCTGGAGGCTTGAAAATTTATCAATGCTAATAACTATGGTCTGCCAATGTTTTTCGGCATAGTTGGAAGTGAAGGCTGGCGGTTTTTGATAGCGGCTCAATTGATAATCCAGCACATTTATATCTAATTTAGAGATAACTATGATGACAGAAGAAGAGCGTATTGAAAAAAGGCGTGAACATAATAGACGCTATCTGGAAGATAATAGAGCATCAATTAATGCTCGTATAAGAGCAAAGAAATTAAGAGATAAAGGTGGAGAAGATCTGCGCCTTCTGCACCAGTTGAAGATGCCAATAATAGATGAACAGCTAAACATCACCAAAAAAGAAATGACAAAATTGATTGGAGTTAAAATGCTAACTCTTGAGAGAATACTTAAGGATAAAAAATACGCTGCGCCAAAACATATTGGAGTGCATTTTGACGGTATTGTTCTTTATAACAGGGCGGCAATAATGGAGTGGATGCCTTACATAAGAGAAGCATCTGCTTTTATTACCAGAGGCAAACCCATTAAACTTACAGGCATGGCGGCACAAATAGTTCAGTTTATGCACAGAAATAAAAAAGTAGAATTGTTTTGTAATGAACTAAGGCGAAAACAAATAGATGGGAGAATTAATAATGAATAGGGATATTGATTTTGCATTAATGCTCCAAGTGCTACATGTAAGAGGTTTTAGCCTAGCAGACATAGCAAGAAAAACTAATAACTCTGCACATGAATTATCAAAAGTTAAACAAGAAACATTAAGCCCGCCAGCTGCTTGGAATGAAGGTATAGCATTACTTGACTATTGGTTAAAAGCAATTGGTGAAAATCCTCCCCGTGTTGGAGATCATATTGATATGGAGTTAAAAAAATGAAAATGAAATACCCCCTGCCTACTGATACATCTAGGTGTGTAGGCAGTAAGTGCGATCAGAAGAACATATGCCAGCGATACCTGACCATCGAATTAGACTCATCGCCCATGCAATGGTTTATGGACGCCAGTGTTGAGCTGAGCTATACCAACGATGAAGCCTGTAAGTTCCTTATACCGTTTGGAGGCGGGGAGTGAAGATGATACCCAACACACGAATTGAAGCGTGGTTTGATTATAACAGACAGAAGCGATTGCAATGGGAACGAACCTTTCCAAAAGATATTTGGTTTAAACCATTAGCTAGTATGTACACAAGAAAAAGGAGACGGTGATGAGTAAAGAAAGAGATTTATTGAAAAAGATATTAGCAACTGGATGGTTAGATCACGAGTTAAGTTGTGAAGTTGAAGAACTACTCGCCCAACCTGAGCAAGAGCCTGTCAACTTTGATTTAGAACGGATGAAGTTAGCAGTAGAGTCACCTGTATCAGATATTACAGTAGAGGGTTTAACAGCTAAGGTTAAAAGTAATCGTGAGCATATCGTTGATGTTACCGATAAGGTAGAGCCTGTGGCTTGGATGTATGACTTAGATATGATGATACACCCTATTTCTAACACTAGGTCTCAGCGATTTGGGGAACTAACAGCAATAGACCCAACAAATAGGCAGCAAGATGCAGTTAATATACGACCACTCTACACAGCACCACCAAAGCGTGAGCCTTTGAGTGATGAAGATATATGCCAGATATTATTAAAAAAAGAATGGCGAGGGTTTGTTGATTCTGCAAGGGCAGTAGTGCTGATGGCATTGGAGGTGGGGAATGAGTAAAATAGAAGTGAATACCGTTTTTTTAAAAGGAGATTCCGCTGAAACGCTGAAAACCGTTCCGGACGGTTCTGTAAAATTAATAATTACTTCGCCACCCTACAACCTGAACAAGGTCTATGAGGATATAAAGAGTTTAGATGACTATTTTGAGCAGATGGAGCCAGTAATTCAGGAGATGATGCGCATACTCTCTCCTGAAGGGTCATTGTGCTGGCAAGTAGGTAACTATGTGGCCAAGGGAGAGGTTTTTCCACTTGATATGTACTACTACCCTTATTTTAAGAAGCATGGGCTAAAATTAAGAAACAGGGTGATATGGCATTTCGACCATGGTTTACACGCCAGTAAGAGGCTCTCTGGTCGCTATGAAACCCTTTTGTGGTTCACTAAAGGTGATAATTACACCTTTAATCTTGATCCTATACGTGTTCCCTCCAAATATCCGGGAAAGAGGAACTACAAACCAGGTAAGAATTATGGGCAACCCTCAGGAAATCCTCTTGGAAAAAATCCCTCAGACATCTGGAAGATTTTAGAACACGACTGGGAGCACCTTCTTTGGGATATTCCGAATGTTAAAGCTAACCACCCAGAGAAGACGATTCACCCCTGTCAGTTTCCTATAGAATTGGTAGAGCGGTGTGTATTAGCATTCACCAACGAAGGTGATTGGGTTCTTGATCCTTTTTCAGGGGTTGGTTCTGCTATGCTCGCTGCTTTGAAACAAGGGCGCAAAACAATTGGTTGCGAGAAAGAAGATCAATACATTGCTCTAGCTAAGGACCGTGTTAATCAGTTCAATTCCGGAGTACTTCCTTATCGACAGATGGGGAAACCCGTACATAAACCTACCGGAAAAGAAAAGGTGTCCCAGCGTCCAGCAGAGTGGGACACCCTAGTAAAAGATATCGGTTAATTTTTGTATTATTTGGGGCCGGGCTTCGCACCTTTTCGATCAGCTAAGACAGCCCCGCTATCAATCATGGCCTGAGGATTTAACGTGAGCCTTTGAGTGATGAAACAATAGCAAAATTATGGGGGGAATCATATTCAGGAACAACGCAGATGGTTCGTAATTTCGCAAGAGCAATAGAAAAAGCACACGGCATTGGAGATGGGGAATGAAACATATAATAAGCTTTAGCGGTGACGTGGCAAGGGAGTTGTTGCAGAAGTGGGTTAATGAGTGCCAGTGGCGTGGCTCCAATATGAGCCTACTTGAAGAAACAAAAGCACTCCTCGCCAAACCTGAGCAAGAGCTAAGCGTTAAATTGCCTGAATCAGAAGATGAAGCTGTGCTAATGAATTTGCTGAGTGATAATTGGTTAAGAAGCCATGCTCCACATAGATTAAATCAACCTGAGCAAGAGCCTGTTGGATATCTATATAAACAGATGGATTGCTACGGGGAATGGGCAACAATATTTAAAGTTGATAAGCCTTACATCACATGGCACGACATTAAGGATATTGTTCCTGTCTACACAGCACCACCAAAGCAAGAGCTGTTGAGTGATTTGGATGTGTTCACGCTATATGAAGAAGCTGAGTATATTGGGTTTCTTGCATATAGAAAAGGAATTAAAGATGCAGAAAAAGCACACGGCATAATTGGAGTGAAAGGTGATGAATGATGCAGAAAAATTAACCTATGAAGCATTGAAAGATTTGAAAGAAATGATCTCTAATCTTGAACAAATGAAAGAACACCTAGACAAAATTAAATCCCAAGCGAGTTCATGGCTAGATTCTTCAGATGGAAGTTATGAACCTTGTTTGCATGACAAAGGATATTATAGATTATACAATAATATAAAAATTATTGAAGAACTATGCCAAATTGACACTGCAATAGATGAGCTTGAAGAAAAACAAACGATCTTGATAGATAAATTATATGGAGAAGGGGAATGAACTTTGCTTTACACACGGTTATAATGATTCTTTCTATTAGTAATATAGTATTATTTACTATATTAGTTTTGGTTTGTTAACTACAAAAGTAGCAGGGTTGCTTCTTTATTTCTTCTAACAGTTAATCCTTTTAATACTTTACCTCCGCACTTATTCCACCTCTGGATCTCGGTGAAGGCTTCAGACCATCGACCTTCATCAACTTTTTTCTTTAACGTAGATGATTTGTAATTGCCAATACCCAGATTATAAATAAAGTCAGCAATGGCTGCTTGTTTTGATGGGGAAGCTGTTTTTAATATAGGACTAGCGTTTAGGGCGTAATCAATAGTTTTCATGGCGATTACCAATAAACATTCGTCAGCCTTTTCCTGCGTCCATACAAGTCCTTTCTTTATATCGTTACCAGTATATCCCCAACCAATTGTCCACACCCCAGCAGGGCATTGATATGCAGTAAGTTCACATCCTTCACTATCTCTAATAAGCTTAAGTAGTATCTCTAATGCGGACATTAGTGTTTAACCATATCAATAAACCAAGTAACAAATGTAGCTACAGATGCGCCAATGCCACCAACTATTAGCAACAACTTCCAGCCACCTTTGGCTTCAGATAAAGTCTTACTTATTTCTCTAATAGCGTCCTTTATCTCTTCCATGTCTTTAGTCATTTTATCCATGTCAGCCTGAAGGTGCTTTATATCAGCACTATGTGTAGCAAGTTCTCTTACTGTTTGCATAGAAGGGTCATCTGCTCTCCGATGCTCCATAAGTTGAATCCTTTAAAGTATAGATGTATTGCTGACATATCTTAGCATACTGCGCTATTTGATCTGCTCGGTACGCTTCAGACTTGAGAAAGCTTGTAAGTTCGTCTGAAAGTTTGTATCTATCTGCATTGGTATTAGCAACGGCGTTGGTAATACTATTTTTTGTCGTGGAGCAATTACTACTTTTCCTGCTGTTGTCGTACATGCGCTGATGGCTAAAATCATCACGCTGGCTGTTAATAGCATTGATAGCTGATACATTTGCGTCCCCCAGTTCTTTATTAAGCTCTAAGGCTTCTGTATGTGCCTTATCTGCTTCTTCAGTAAGAGTAGCTAGTTGTAATTCTGCTTCTCGATTCATAGTAGAAATGCTTTCTGACATTTCTCTAATTTCTGCTTTGGATACTTTATACGCAAAGCCATACCCAGAAGCAAAACTTGCAACAATAATACCAACAAATATATATGGCATTAGTCTTTTAGTATCACGCCAAGGCCACCAGCAACACCGCCAGCCAATAAAAGCAGTTGGTCAACAGGTTTGCCTAAGAATATAAAAACAGAGCCTACAATAGCTGTAGCAACCCAGATAATACCTCGTTTAGTTGATGCTTCAGACCATTCTATTTTCATAAATATTTTACACAAAATAGGATTGCAGATCCAGCGCCCAAGTTAGCTGCTCCGCCTGTTGAGCCTGTGTTATGAGTTCCAAACCACGCTTGGTTTGAATCAGGGCCATGTGAATCAAACCAAGAATTTTGTAACGAACCAATGTCGGTATGCGTATGATCTATAACAGAGCCAGGGGTGGTTGTTCCAACTACTCCAGCAACAGCACTATAACCTGATGGAAAATACGGCAAACCAAAAGTAGTTGATCCATTACCAATCCCCCAAGTTGTACCTATGGCTGCAAACAAAGCAGCATAAGTAGTCCGACTTATATTTGTAAGAGTTGTAGGACAAGCCAAATAACCAGTAGGTGCAGCTGCTCCAGCGAACTGAATAATAGTTCCAACTGGAGGGCCATAGTTAGCTGGATTAGCCGCATTATAGGGCGCATACCCCAATGCAGTTGTAACGTCAGTAGCATTTAAAGTAACTGTGCCTGTTCGAGTATTAAAACTTTGTACGCCAACAGAACTGGCAAAATAAATATTAGTACCATTACCATATAAATAAGTAGACTGACTTTGTGTGGCTACAACACCTGTACCAGCAGCCGTTTTAACCGTTAAAGTAAAAGCACCCGTAGTGTTATTTTGAATAATCCATTGTCCAACAACAGCAGGTAAAATTAAACTTCTTGCTCCTGTTAAAGCACCAGAAATAACTAATATTGGATAAGCTGATTGAAGCTGAGTCACCGTTACATTAGCTGTTGTTACGGTTATTGCTTGCAAGCCTTTAAATACTAAAGAAGTCCACCCTGCTCCACCTGTATCTGGATCAGTTGTATTACCATTAGTAATATTTAACCAAAATCCTTGGTAATTTGCCGCTTGAATAATTGCGCCTACCGGATAGCCACCAATTGCTGTTGAAAATGAGGAGTCATAAGGAAAAAATCCACCAGCTTGTTGCCATTGGGTAATAGATGTTATTTCATTTAAGATACCATTAAAATCAGCTCCAAAAGGAGGTACACCACCCGCTGTTAAAGGTAAAAAAGTTAATGGAGGAAACCCATCATGCAATGATGCTCGACCATTAACTACGCCAATTTGTGAGGCGGTAGGGATAGGAGTTGTTATCTCTCCAACCCCAGCGGCATAACCAAAAGGAACTGGAATTTTTGTAGGAATGGTAATACTCATACTATTGCCTTATAAATAAGTTAGGATTAATTCAACGCCAGCAGGTCTAGGAAATACGCCAGAATTGGTGATAATAGCAAGTTGCGCTGAACTAGGCGTAAAATCTAAATAATAAGTTAATGACATATTTAAATTATCAATGACCCATGCTTGTCCATAAGGCTCACTTCCGCCTAATGTTGGCGTTCCAAATTCTATTCTTAGCAATTCATTAATAGAAGGTACTGTGTTGTTTGATATATTAAATGCTGCTTTAACTAAAATCAATCGTCTATATTGCTCATCACTTAAAGTATAAGTGCTTGTAGATGTTTGACCTACATAAAATGGAGCTTGATTAAAAGGTTGCGAACCAGTTGACCCCGATAATCCTTCTTCAAATCCAAAATAAGACACAGTAGCTGATGTTGATAAATACCTAGACACACCAACAATTTCCCCCCATATATTTAATCCATTACCAACAGCCGTTGCCACATTCCAAATGTTATTGTAAAAATTAAGAATGTCTATTGAAGGCTCAACAGCATCGCTATATGAACTTAATAAACTGTTAATAGTTGGTGAATTTAAATATTGGCTTAATAAAGTTTGCGTCCAATTAAATCCTGTTGGAGAAATTTGATTATTAGGTAGCCATCCTACATAATCACCAATCGCATTAACCCAAGGAACTATTGCTCCTCCATTATTACTCCATTCAAATTGTTGATAAATAACCATTATTAATTGTCTTTAGTTGATGCTTGCAGCTGTACTTGTTGTTATTGTGCTTATCGTGGAAATTATTGTCATAGTTTTTATTACGCTGTAGCTTCGTACTCACCAGAAATCCAAAAGTTTTTTGCTGTTCCAGATGGTACTTCTGTAGTTCCAAGATTTATGTTATTAACACCAGAGGCCAAGCCTTGAAGTTGAACATAAGCTGCCCCCGGAATTACCCTACCTGCTACTTGAGTTTTTGAATCGCCAAAGGTCCAAGTTGTGTCTGAAGAGTGGACAGATACTGGGTAAAAACTAAATCCAACACCAGCTTTACAAGGGTATGGTAAACCGCCAATTCTCAATGTGCTAGAAGCAGTTGTATAGGTTGGTGTACATGTAAGTTGAATAACAAATTTAATTGTAGTGCCAGTTCTCCAATATCTACCAGCTTGCTTTGAATAACTTACTGTCAAATCACCCACTGTAGCAAATGTTAACGTAGGAACAAAAGGTGTCCAACCAAATACTGCATCTCCAGCAACGCTATAAGTAAACCGAACTTGACTCCCAATAATTGGGCGACTTGCCCCGTCAGATGTATGGTAGTTATACATACCATTGTCAGCGGAATTTGTAGAAGCGCCTGTTTCAGCATTAACTCCACCACTATAAACAGCGTAAGTACTTGTAGCATCTGGAACAGTTACCCAATTTGCAATAACGGTTGCTACTTTTGTTGTGCCATTATAAGTTGAAATTTGATTTTCTTGTCCTGTCCCAGTACCGCTGCCAATGCGAATAACCCGATCTTCATACTGCAAATTACTTGTTGAAGATGTAGTCGCCAAAGTGATAGTGTTAGCAGCGCCAGCTTGTGCAGTTCCAGTAACAGCCAAACCCCCCAATACTGGATTTATAAAGCAATGCTGACGAGCGAATTCTGCAACATTTTTTTCATTACCGTACAACCTAACACCTACACCTTTACCGAACGTGTACGTTCTGAAGCCGATATAAGTATTTGTATCAGAGTTTCTACATTGTAGAGCATCGCCATGCCACACCACACACCCACAATTTGTATATACGCTTTGATTTATATTGTTAGTAGGGTTTCCTTGTTGTACCCAACCAACTGTTGTATTTAAAGTTGGTAAAGGCGCCCAAACTGTAACGGTTGCCCAGTTATTAAACTGAGTAGCGTTGTTGCCTTCAGTAACGCCTTTGCCAGCAATCGAATAAACGCTAGTGGCGTCTGGAACAGTTACCCATGCAGAACTTACCGTAGCAATTTGCGTACTTCCAACGTAGCTAGAAATAGTTTTTGATTGACCTGACCCAGTGCCAGCCGTAATTGAAATTGTTAAGCCAGCATACAAATCATCTCTTGTGCTAGACGCTGTTGCAAGTGTTATTGTACTAGCACCACCAGCTTGTGCAGTTCCAACTGTAGTAACAGGTACAAGACAATCTTCAATAATACCAATTAAAAGCGGTTGGTAAATTAACAAGTCAGTGAAGAATGAATTTTTAACACTGACTACTTGAAGTCCGTAATCAGCTTTAAGGTTACAATCAATCATAATGCCTTGAACGGTAATGGCTTGTAATGTATATTTTGCAAAATCTGGTGTGACTACTTTAACCATTGCCGTTAAAGCAGGGAACGATGGATCGGCAATTAATCGAGTACGGTTAAGCACATCAAAATCTGCATCAGAAGCGTAAGCCGAAGGAGGGTATTGTCCAGCACCAAGCCCTATTAAAGAAATGCCTGAGTAAAGATTAATTGCATTGCTGATTAAATAATCTTTAGCTTCAAAGTAAACTGAACCGCCACCGTTAGAGTTCGCTGCGTTAATTGCAGCTTGAATTGCAGTAGTGTCATCAGTTGAGCCATTACCAACAGCACCAAAGTCTTTAACACTAACCGTATCGTTAAGCTTAGACGCTACTGTACGAGCAACTGCACCTGTGTCAGAAGTAATAGTACCAACTAAGGTCGAGCCTGTGGATGCTGATAATTGCGGTAATGTACAATTAGTTAAAGTGCCTGAAGTTGGAGTGCCTAATATTGGAGTAACAAAGGATGGTGAGGTACTTAAAACCGTACTGCCTGTTCCAGTGCTTGTAGTTACACCTGTACCGCCATTACCTACAGCAACAACTCCTGTTACGTTAGATGCTGTACCTGTAGTATTTTGATTTAAAATAGGGAAAGTACAATTAGTTAAAGCGCCTGAAGTTGGAGTGCCTAAATTAGCGCCCGATAATGTTAAACCTGTAATGGTGCTTGCAATTTCTCCTAATATTATAGGCGTACTACCAATTGTTATTGGGGTTGCAAAATTACCATCTAATTGAGATAACGGAATTTGCCCAGACTGATTTGCAAAAGTAGTTAAAGTTGTCATGTATTTTTCCTGTTAAACCAATAATACCGTTATATTAGATGAAGCAAGAACAGCCAATTGGTCTATTCCATAATTTATTAATAACGCATATTTTCTAGCTGTGCCCGTACCTACACCAGCAGTTACGGCTTGAAAGAATGAACCCACTGCATAAGTAACACCAGTTGTGCCTGCTATTGTATTCCATTGAGCATTTGTTGTGCCTGTTAAAACTAATATTTGATAATACTGGCCTATTACAAAAGCAGTTGCCACAACAGAATTAGCAATAGTCAGATAAACTTCAATAACATTTATATTTGGGTTTATAGCACTAATATTACCATAGTATCTACCAGAATATGTAGATGAACCAATACTTACTGCTGGGCCATTTCCATCTAAGCCTTCAAATGACTGTACAACAGCATTTTGTGTTAATTGAATAATATTTGATGGCACTAAAGTGTTATTTGCTATTTTTACAACAAAGAAAGTATTTGCACTGCCTGCGTTTAACCAAGTTACTGTATAAGGCACTGGAGGAATATAATTATCATCTGTTACTACAGTTGATCCTAAAGTAGCATAACTCCCTGCTGTAGTTACATATCCACAACCTGGCGGTTTATTGTTCCAAATAGCAGTACCAATTTCAGAATAAGTTCCTCCAGCTAAGCTCACACAAACAGAATGTGCTGGAATGGGATAGCTTGTTGCTCCATAATTCTGTGTTGTGCCTAAAGGGTTATCAACCACAAATACTTGCAAAATACCTGTTATAGAAGCTAATGCCCCATATATTGATTGTATTGAGTTTACTGAATTAACAGCAACTGATGCTGATCTACGAGCTTCAAAAGCTTGTCTTGATTCAACATCATTACCTAATGCGCCAGCAGAAGGATTGGTAATTGTATCCAAGCCAGCAATGGCAGTAACGATTATAGTTAGAGCGCCAGGGTTACAAGCAATAGCGCCTGTGGTTTGATTTTGAAAAGGTATAACAATAGACCCAGTAACAGGGATAATGCCTGATGCTGTAGAAGAATATAAATAACCTGTTGTATCCTGTGCCACAGTTCCAATTGGAATAACTGTATTCACTGCGCCCAAACAAGTACAATTTACAACTGTGCCTTCTGCTTGAATACGAGTTATAAAGTAAATTTCACCAATAGCATCTTGCCAAATACCAGATGCCATACTTGGATTAACTTGGTTAGCAATGTAAGCTATTTGGCTATTCTTATCGCCAATAATTGCTGTTTCAGTTTGTGCCAATTGGCCTTGAGGGGTTTGCAGGGATGGGTTTACACCACCGCCAAACGCAGCATTTATATCAGCTTGAACTCCAGCTAATATAGCTTGTTCATTAGGAATTACTGGGCTTCCATTTTCCCATTGTATGGCAGGAACATTTGTACTCATTTATCCTCCGAAAGGCACAATAGCAGGGTTACTGTCTGCATCAGTTATTAATATTACACCTTCTATAGCTCGATTAACAAAATTTACAATAGAAGCTTCTGCACTAATAATATTAGGGATGGTTAAGGCTTCTAAGCTTATCTGTTGTTCTATATACCCTATTGGGGGTAATTGACCTAATATTTGTTGCCAGTATGGTATTCCTAAATTTGTATTGTACCAACATTCGCCAAGGAATGTCCTAACTGCTGATGTTACATCTTGAGCATAGGAATAGGGAGTGCCAGCCAAAGCTATATTGCCATTTATATCTAGCACCAAGTCCCAAGCTGATTGATCGAGTAACAAAGTATTTTGTATAGTTCCCATTAAGTTGGCGCTCCTGTATTTCCAGATCCTGTCGTTACACCACTATGCGTATGTGTAGAACCAACATTTTTAGTGTTATTCTTCAATGTGCCTGTTGTTTCAACATCGCCAACCACAGTAAGCTTACCATTAATATTTATGTTTGTAGCGTTGATTGTAACAGTAGTTGGCGATGTTATCGTAATTCCAGCGCTACTAAATTGCACATACTGTGTGGGCGCTGCGCCAATGATTGTTTGAATATAAATCATATCAGACATATCATGCTTACGAAGACTGCCTGGAGCTGAAACTTTACCTGTATTTTTTACAGTGCTTATATCCCTATCACATACAGTTGCAATACCTACATCGCCAATAGCAGGATCTAGGATAATACCATTTGCTCCACCTTGCACACGCATGTATGGCACATTATGGATAATCCCATGAGGCCACGCATTTCCAGATCCATCAAGCATACTTACCAATGGCTGTACATTAACTGTTCCTACTGGTGATAATCCTCCGGCATTTGACACTGCTATTACTTTTACAGGAATAGAGGTACGCATACCAGCTAAAGCATTGTTAATAACAAATTTAAGCCTACCAATATCTGAAGCATTATCAGCAGTTACAAGATTAGAAATTACTCCATTAGTTTTTTGCGACATAATCTCCATTTCCTCTATTTAATCTTGCATTGCTAAACCAAGGCCCATCAGGAGTAAGTGTGCTTAATTCATGTGTTATCGCATGAATATCCCAAGGGCCATTTGCTTTTGGAATGACAGTTTGAGATAAATTTATTTTTCTTCCATTAGTAATTAATTGACTAAATTGAGTTTTTATATAAAACCCTTGCGCCCAATAAGATGGGTATCCAACCAAACCAGTTTGAGGGCTTATATCAATTACTACACTATCAGAATTTCCTGTGTTTTCCCAGATAGAAACTGTATTGTTTTCTATTTTCCAAGGAAATCCAGCGATATTAGCAATATCTGTTATTTGATCTAAAATTGAACCAGATACATATTGATTAAAAATAACGGCATGAGCATTGTTATTTGTAAATGCCCATTTATTTCCATTACTAGCAACCATAGATGTTGTTAAAGATTTTATAATATCTTCTGCATTTTGTGCGCCTTGATAAGTATTTGGGGCGCTTGGACTTGCTTTTTCATAATATCCAGAAACTGCCGACACTATAAATGCAACATCAGGAGATTCTGTAAAATCTATATAGCTACTTATTATATGTCCATTAAATGCTGACACTAAGGGATGCCCATAATCTCCAGCTAATACTGCAATACTATAATTTTCAGCAGATACTAAATTAGCACTTGCAAGTGAAAATTCATTCATATGAGTTAAGCTCATACCATATATTTTTATAGATAAAGATCCATATGAATTACTTCCTCCAGGATTAGAAATCATTGCTTGACAGCGCAATCCTTTTAAAATTACAGGGCCAGAAATTGACCCTGAAAACTGTAAATTTATCTGGCGAGCAACAAAACTCATGATTGATAAACCAACTGGTATCGTGTACCTAAACCTGAATATTCAGGATCATTTGTTCCTTGCGTATCATAAAAGAATAACTGTCCAGTAAAGCCAAGATAAGCTCCCCTAACAAGACCTACAAGATTAAGGCACAACATTGTACTAACTATGTCATTATTGTTTGCTACAAGGTCACAGTAAAGCCCTGTTGATAGCTGATAGATATTAATAGCGCATTGTTGTGAACCAAGTAATACTGTAAAAGATTGTGCGCCAACTTGAATTAAAGGTATTGTTTGATAAGTTGCCATTTTAATTTGCCAATAATTCATTAGTTGGAAGATTAGTGCCTATTGGAGTCATTTTTGGAAGCGGAGAAACCTGACCTAAAGCAAATGTTTTAGCGGCTTGTGGAGTAGCAACAGGAGCAGAAGGATTTGGAGCAATACGCACTTCTTGAAATGTTAATTCTGCAATCAATAAAACAGCTCCATTTCTAGCTTCTTTTTTATAATCAAAATTAACTAAACTTGCCGAATTAAATGTTTTATCTGGCGTAACTATAGAAAGAAGTTTTGTGCTATTTAATAATAGTAAAATTTGATTTATAAAAGGCCCTATATTAGAAGCGCCCTTTTTAGTAACTATCAGTTTTATTTCATAAGGCAACGTAATTTTGTTATAACTTTGAAAACTACCTTGCTCAACAGGGTAGTTAGATATTTTATGACTTTCTTTATATTCAAATTTAACAAAAGAATCAGGTTGTAAAGCAAGAGTTCCTTTAAATTCTACAGTTCTTGTTGCAGTGTTTGTTGTTAAAATAGTTGTAGGCGTTGAAAATGGAGATGTAATAATAGTTGCTGTGGGGGTAGTTGAAGTATAAGAAACTGTGCTTGTATTATTACTTTCATACAAAATCCCCCATGTCGAATATAGATCTTTTTGCTTAGGATAAACAGGAGGCGTAGTTTTAAGTTTTTTATATAAAGCATATAGTTCTGCCGCCACAGCCAATCCTACAGCAATTCCTTGGCTTGCGGATCTGCTAATAGGTGGAACACCTGGCAATGGAGGTACGTCTGGATAAGGTATATTTGACATTAGTTGCCTCCGCTTAAACCAGCATTAATGTGTTGTATTTGGGTTAATGCTCTTTCAGTAGCTGCCGCAGTATCATTAGGATTACCTTGTGAGCCGTAAATATTAATTCCTCCGTGCAATGTAGTGTGTGCTGAAGATGAATTGGTTGTAGTGCTATTTGCAGGCACATTTGCTTGAGCGCCTATCATATTATTTTGACCAAAATAACCAGCAGCCATTTCTTGTCTATATTCTTCAGCACTGCCATTAGATCGCTTCATATTATTTTGACCAAAATAACCAGCAGCCATTTCTTGTCTATATTCTTCAGCACTGCCATTAGATCGCTCAAAGGAATCGTTAAATATTTTAGCAAGTTTTCTAACTCCATGCGCTGGAAAAAAATCACTCCCAGCTTTTTGTTCGCCTCCTTGTGTCATTTCATAAATACTAAACTCCGCTTGTTTTCTTGCGGTGGCTCTAGCATCATTTAAATCAAAACCTGCAAATCTTTCAAAGTCTTTTTGTCGATTAGTATCCCATTGCAACAAACCTTTATGAGTTGGATTTTTGGTATTATGAGGGTCTAAGGAACTTTCAGCCATTGCATTACCAACTATAGCTGCGGCATGTTCCCTATCTAATCCTAATGATTGATAAATACCTATTAATTCTTCAGCTTTAGAAGCAGTTCCTCTTGTATCAACTAACCCTGCTTTTTTTTGTTCTTCAATTAAAGCCGCATCTTCTCCTTTATTAAGTCCTTTACTATAAAATAGACTCACTGCTCCAAGAACATAAGGATTTGTTAAAAGCTTAAGAGCGGCAGGAACTCCAATATATTTTAAAGCTTTAATGGCATTTAATAATGCTACTACTCCAGCCACTAGCCCTACAATAGTTGTAGAAACATGATCTGTTTCTTTGTCAAAATCTGCAAATGATGATGTAATATCAGTCATCACCCCTATCAATTCATTCATAACAGGTAATGCACCATTTGCAGTTTCATTTTTAAGCCCTGTAAAAGATTGGACTAAATTTGCTATTGCTAAATCAAATTTCCTAGAATTTTCTGTTAATTCTGGAGAGATATGGTTAATTCTAATATATTCATCATAAAGTTCTGATAATTTTTCTGGGCCAGCCAAAAGCATATTATAGCCATGCTCATCAAACCCTAATAGCTCCGCTATATTTTTACTTTCTTGTATGCCATGTATTTTTTGAAAGCCCTGCAAAGCAGTTGAAACTTTAAGTATATCTGTAGCATCTTTTTCTTCTAATTTTAAAAAACTTAACCCTTTCATTACAGCTTCACCACCAAATCCTTGGCGAAACTTAGCTATACTTCCAGCGATGTTTTGCAATGCTCCTTGCACCGTTTCTGAACTTCCACCAAACCCTTTAGCAACGCCTCCCCATGTTTGCAATTCCTTTGCAGACATTCCTAATAAAATTGACGTTCTACCTAATTCAGCATTTGAATGAGCAACATCAGATACAGTTTTTACTAATGCTCCAGCCGCAAAAGCAGCCCCCGCTAACCCAAGTAAAGAACCTTTTGTCTTTTCATATCCTTCATTAGTCTTTTTAATGTCTTCATGATTTTGTTTTGCACGTTTTGTTGATTCTTCCCCAAACTTTTTATTCTCCCCTTCTGATTTTTTCTTTTCATCGTGGGCTTTCTTTCCTTGATCTGATGCTTTTTTATTTTCAACAGAAGTCTTTTTGGTGCTATCAACAGTAGCTTTAGAGGTTTTTTCAGCTTCAACAGCTACTTTTTTTAACTCATCTACAGTTTTCTTCTGTTCAGAATTAAATTTAGACGCATCAATGCCTAATTCTATAAGTAATGAGTCTATAACAGTAGCCATTTTTATCCCTTATTCATTAAATAAGCATTATGTCGATCAACTGAATTAATTTCTAAGAGTATCCACAAGTCTTCAACTCCATAAACTGTATCAAGCTCATGGAGAGTTGCCAATTTTGACGATACAACAGTTGCTATCGTTTGGGGCGTGGCTTGATACTCAATGAGCTTAACTGGCTTACCTGCGTTTCTGACTCCGAAGTCAATTGGTTTTCGTTTAAAAAAAAATCCATATGCAGATTCCACACAGCTTTTCTTAATTGCAAGCGAGTAGAAACTTCTTCAATGTCATCTTCAATTAATGGTCGCTTGATATTAATAGAAGGGGCATGTTGAATACACCCCATCATTTCTTCAAGCAAAGATCGGGCATTTTCAAAAGGAATTTTTAATAAATTCATATATCCTATTGATAACAATCCTGCCATTCCTTGTGAAGCCAAACCTTCAGGAATTTCTATCCCAGCATTACCTACTGCTAAGATAGCCCTGATTGCCCAGTATTCAGCCTGTGCAGCTGACATTTCAGTAATAAAATATGTTTTACCTTTATCACGTCCATCATCAGCTACAAAGGTTGCCTCTTTACGAGCCATTAGATTTGACCACCTACGATACTTTGCCAAGTTATTTCATAAGTCAATGGAGTCAATGTCTTCTTAACTGCTGGAAAAGGCGTAGCAGAGGTTAGAAAGCCATTGTTCAATGTGTATAACATGCTAGTACCGGGCAAATTAATAGACCCAAAAGCAGAGAACACATCAAGAGCTGCATTTTGAGCATTACGCCAAGCATCAAACAAAAATACACTTGGGGAATCAGCTTGAAGATGAATAGTCATTTTGTACGGTACGAATACCTTACCGCCAGACAAAATACCATCAACACCCATCAATACTTCAGATTGTTGTACTGATTCTGATTCAAACGCATCATCAACGGCAAAGCCCTGAATAATTTGTGGCGTGGGGAAATACTGATTAATACCTAATGCCAGTATTGCATTTGCACTTGTAATTGTTGCCATGATTTATAATCCTTATTGAATAGCGATTGATGCCAAAGTAATTTGTTGAACTGCTTCCCCATCCTGGTAGTACAAAGTTATCGGGGGAGATTGTCTAGCCGCCCTAGTAATTGCAGTTGCAGGAAGTATTTGCAAATAGAAACCTTGAGCAGCAATAGTTGGTGCAGCGTTAAAACCTAAAGTATATTGTATCTGAGCAGCTTGTGAAGAAGACACATTAACACCAGCTCTGATTGCCCCAAAGTTTACAGCAGCATTGATTGGATCTAAAGCCGCAGCATTTATCAAGCCATTACCAGCACTGTTATAAGGAATTGCACCAACAGATGTTAATAAATTAACCATAGCCAATTGAAGATTAGCATTAAGCCAAATTTGGTTTAAATAAGTATCTGCCCACAACCATTCGCCAGACACGCTACCTGGAGCAAACCAGTTTTCATTATTAGCAGGGTTATTAGATCCAAAAGCTGCATAAGCATTGTAACCATTACTAAGAACAGCATTGTAATCAGTAGCATTGCTAACTGAAGGAGTAAGTCCAGATTGCATTTTGAAACACAAAGTTGATCTACCATTCAACCGAGTAAAGTTTAATGACGCTGCATAACCACATACAAAAGCCGCTAGAGAAGATTCCCCAGCATTTGAATATACAGGGCATGTTCCAACTATCTGTAATTCTTGTAAATAGTTACCAAAAGTAACAGTGTTATTTGCAGTCAAAGCATTAACGTCTGAATCTTGACATACATATAAATAACGAGGGGAAACAGAATTACTCCAATCAGCAAAGTCTTCTTTTTCAGCAAGCAATGATTCCCAAACTGTCATGAAAGTTGCCCAGTTTTGATTCTGGTTAATTATAGCATTCATAAAGGTTGCAACAACAGCAGCAGCAGCGCCTTTAGAGGTTGTTGCTCCAGTTGCTTGAGTTAATGCTAAGTTAGCCGCCAATGCAGTTGCACCAGCAAAACTCATTGTTTGAGTTGCCCCAGTCGCAGTAGTAGTAAATATAAAAGCAAAATGAACTGAACTATAAGCAACTGTAAACCCTGGGGATACAAAAGCAGCTTGAATAATAGTAGCCGCATTACTAAAACTTGTAGCGCCAGTTAAATTAATAGCACCTGACGTTTTTACAACGCCTGCTACAGTAATTGCTAAAGTACCCGTAAATGCTTGTAATTGACCTAAAGTAACAGCCTCTAATGAACCGCCTCTTAACCAGCCAGCAACCGCTGTTTCAGGATAACGAGTCATTAATAAAACGCCTGGTAACTGAGTGCTTATTGAATAACTATTAAAATAGTTAGTAGCTAAAGTAGCTTCAGTTGATGTTGCCCCAAAATAAGAACTAACTCCAACAGCATCAGCAAATTGAAGAATAGTGCCATATGGCGCATAAGCGTTTTGTGTCAGCATTAGTCCGTTAAGATCAACAGCAATTCCACCAGCCGACAAAACGGAGGGAACTACTGATACTACTTGTGAAAATGGAATGGTACTCATAAAAATCCCCTATGGTGGAAAGGTTTGGTCTATCGGTGCAAATTCAATGACCGCAGCAAGCATTGATTGCTGTATCATTGAAAGTATTGGGTTGTACTGTAAGCTGGCAACCAACTTCCATCTCTGTTCGTACTGAGATTCCCCATTAATTAAAGGAATTTGGATTGGATTATCAGCATACAAAGGTTGAATATTTGACGGAAAAATCTCAGTCGCATATTCATCCCTAAATAATGAAACAGCTTCCGCACACCAGTTCTGGGCATCTTCTCCGTAAAAATCTAATTGGAGTGAATACCTAAATGGCGTGAGTATAGTTTTACCTTGCCCTATGGCTTGATAGTTATCAATATTAAAAGATATACGATCCATGCCAACATTGTTCATAGCAACAAAACCTTTTTTCGGCATTGCTACTCGATTATCTTGAGCTTGTATAACTTCTGTATTTGCAGGAAGAAAACTCAATAGAAAGGTTCTCATACTGCTAAAAATATCTTGGTCAATAATATCAATAGTTACTGCCATTATTGTTCAGTCCACTCTATACTAATATACATATTGAACCCAGCCGGTAAAGTTTGACCATTTAATGACACAGTAAAACTTTCATTAACACCACGCAATGTCAAAGGTTGGCTGGCTTGGTTTCCATATTCAAAAATAACAGGAACTACTGGAAGCCATTGTAGCCAATGCAGCTGGTGTAAGATCCGCTACAGTTATGCCATAAGTAGAAATATCAGCTATATTATTAAAATTAATTGGATTTCCATCCAAAGCAACCAATATTTCTGCTGATGCTGCTTGTCCTGGTACTGTTCCTACATTTATTTGCATTTTATTAATCCTGTAAGGTAACTATAACATGACACCAGTCAG